GATACAATTACAACATGGACATTCAAAAAGCAATAGAACTAGCAGGAAGTCAAAGCAAATTAGCCCGAATATTAGGAGTATCTAGGGCGGTTGTCCATTCTTGGACAAAAAGAAGTTTGCCTGAAATGCGAATTTGGCAATTAAAAGTATTGCGACCTGAATGGTTTAAGTTATAATTTTTTTCAAATACGGCTAGGGTAGCTCCCGAAAAGACGATTCGTTACCGTCCTGCCGACATTGTTTTAGTAACGGCAACCAATTAACGTAAGGTTTAAATGGCAACATTAACTCTCAAAAAAGCCAAACCTATTGGCGAAATTTCTCTCCCCAATCTTGATGGCAAATTTGTCGTTATGCGACAGTCTCGCCATGTCAAATCATTTAGATTTACCTGTTACATGGATACGCATGAACAAGCCATGCGTGAAGCTAATAGGTTAACAAAAGCTAACCAAACAGAGCGTTATCTTGTGCTTCAAGTACAAGGTTCCGCTGATTGGGAGGCTTAATGCACTATTACAAATTTAATATTGCCGATTATCGGAAAGATACGGGGCATTTAAATACTATCGAGCATGGCATTTATCGTCAGCTTATTGATTGGTATTATTTGGATGAAAAACCAATCCCACATGAAACCCAAGTGGTTATCAGGCGGTTACGTTTGGGTTCTGACGAGGAAAAATATTTAGAAATAATCCTTAAAGAATTCTTTAAAAATACGTCCAAAGGATATGTACATACAAGAATTGAAGTTGATATTCATGGTTATCAAGAAAATTCTGATAAAAATAGAGCCAATGGAAAGCTAGGTGGCAGACCAAAGAAAACCCAGTCGGTTATTTCTGGGTTATTAAATGAAACCGAATCAAAAGGCAACCATAAACCATTAACCATTAACCAAGAACCATTAACCAATATAAATACTATACAGGCGGGAAACAAGTTTCCCCCTTGTCCTAGTCAGCAGATTTTAGAATTATGGAAAAAGCATTTGCCACATTTAACGCAACCCAGAACCTGGGAAGGCAATCGGCAGTCAAACCTTAAAAACCGTTGGATACAGGCAAGCAAGCACTCCGATTACTCTGACGGCTACACAAACTTAGAAGAAGGCATCCATTGGTGGGATTCCTTTTTTGAGTACATCGCAAAAGACACAAAACTGGCAAGCGGTTTCGAGAGCAAGGATAGAACCTGGAAGCCAGATTTGGAGTGGGTGGTAAATGCAAGCAATTTTCAAAAAATTATTGATGGGAAGTACAACAAATGAGTTTTAAAAAATCAACAACGCAAGAATCAGAAGTTGACGATTCAAAGTATTATTGTTCTGTATCAGGATGCGGGGCAAGATGGTCAATCAACCTTGGGATACCAAAATGTTCGTATCACCAATGGAACAGGGATACGCATAGTGGATACGAAAATATTTACATGAAGTTGGAAACCCCAATTAATGACGGCAGGGATTGGGCACGATTGATACTTCAAAAATATCAGATGGGTTATAAAGTCAGACCTATCAGCTTAAAATTTGCTAAAGAAGCATTAAGGATTACAGTTGAAACTTGAGCAAATGACCTGGAATGAATTTGAGGAAGAACTATTACAGTTTTATGCTCAATTGGCAAATTCAAAAGGTTGGATTGATGAAGCAAGGCGGGCGGTCAGGCAAGTTGAAAAGTTATTTCCTGGTTTTGGTCAAAAAGTAGCTAAACGAATGAAAGAATTAAAAAATGAATGATGAAATACGCAAAAAAATAGTACATATCAATGCTGATATGGCTAAAAAAACGCAAACAATAACCATGTCAGTTGATGAATGGTTTATGGAATATTCTGAAAGACTAGCAAAAGAAATATTAGAACATTGCATAAAAATCGTGACTGAAGAAGAATTCAAGATATTCAAAACAATTGCGCATCCAGAAGTTGGAACGTTTACGCCGTACATTGCAATGGAACTTAAAAACCAATTGGGGGAATTATGAAAGTATTATCAACGCCATCAGAATACATTTCTCAGAAGATGATGATGAACTATTATTTGTTTCTTGCTGAAAATGAATTTATTGAAGGTAATGACCAAACAAGTTGGGAATGGTTATTTAAATATGCTCAATACAGATACAGTATTGACCAAATGGTGTTTGATTAATGCGCAGGGCGGCTAGGCGGGACGAAAATGAGCCAGATATTATTAAAGCACTCAGACAAGTTGGAGCATGTGTTTATCCAATGGATGAACCATGCGATTTATTGGTTGGATTCCGTAACCAAACAATTTTGATGGAAATTAAAAATCCAAAAAATAATTACGGTAAAAAAGGGTTTAACAAAAATCAACGTGAATTTTTTGAAAGTTGGCGAGGCGGTATTTATTTCGCAGTTGATTCAGTTGATGCCGCACTCAGGGTTTTAAATGTAATAAAGGAAATTAAATGACAAAAGTTGAAGCAGTTGTATTACTAACCGAACATTTTAGCGAAGGATTAGTTAGAACTATTATTGATGCAATAGTTGAAGATGAACGTGAGGAATGTGCAAAGGTGTGTGATGCTATGGATAGCATAAGCGATTACTACACATTAAGGGTTGAGTTAGTTTGTGCTCAAGCTATTCGTGCAAGGGGACAAGAATGAGTGAAGCACCACATAAAGCCGTTGATTTCATTAGGGATAACGCCGCCGCATTTGGTAAAGCTAAATCCAACAGGGTATTTTTGGAAGAATTTAGGAAATCCAAAAAAGCATTACTTATGAAAGATGCGCTTTTAAAAGGGATTGAAGCCGCCAACGCCCAAGAACGTGAAGCATACGCAGACCCTGAATACGAAAAACTGCTAAAAGGGCTTGCAGAAGCCATCGAAACCGAAGAAACGCTAAAGTGGCAAATGACCGCCGCAAGCCTGAAAGTTGAGATTTGGCGAACCGAAGAAGCTACAAACAGGGTTCAAGACAGGGCGCACCAATGAACTCCAAGCTAACCCAAGCGGACAGGGATTATTTGTTTCATGTGAAACAATTACCCTGCGGAGTATGCGAAGCACCCCCGCCATCGTCCGCACATCACATTAAACAGGGGCTACACCATACCTGCATACCCCTTTGCGCCGATTGTCACCAGGGCGGTTTTAACGGCATACATGGACAAAGGCGCATCTGGAACATAAAGAAACTGGATGAACTAATAGTTCTCAACAACACCATCAAAAAGCTATTTCAGAAGTATGATATTATTTAAAAATAATATATTAGGGGGTATCCAATGGCATCATTCAACGCAGTTCAAAAGGTAGAAAAGTTTTTATTAACAAACCCTGGCAAGAAAACCCTTGCAGAAATCAGGGATGGTAGCGAAGCGTTAAGATCACAGGACGTAAGCATGGCACTCAATTACCTGCTACGCAAGGAAAGGGTAACAAGGGAAGTCGTTAAAAACACAAACCCAAACGGTCGCAAAACAGTATTCTTGTACACCTACAAAGAACCAGTAACACAATAATATTATGGGCAGAAAAAGCAAGCTATCACCCGAACAATGGGAAGAAATTAAGAGAAGGCACATTGTCCTTGGGGAATCTGTTAACTCGCTTGCCAAGATGTATGGTGTTAACGAAAAAACCATTCGGATATATTTAGGACAAAATAAAACTCCGAAGCAGTCCGAAACTCCGAACTCGGAACAAAAAACCATTAAGGAAGCCATTCAGGATGCTTCAATAACGGTCATAGAAGCCCTCAAGTCAACAGGATTGCCCGAAGATGACCAAAGGATAGCCCTTGAACTTGCAAACACTCTGACAAGCGTTAAAAGCAAGCTGAGTGAGACTGCAAACAATAATCTAATCGTAGCCCTTGAGTTGTCCAAAATATCCAGGGAAGGCGTAAAGCATATAAAAAGTGAAACAGGCGTTGATGTTGATATGCTCAAGCAATTACAAGTATTAGGAAACGTCACAAACAATTTTGCGTTCCTGGGCAATGAAGTTAACAAGTCAGCCAAAGCCAAAATCGAAGTTGATAACGACCTGCTGATCGAAGGCGGATTACCTTTGTGAAAATAATACTACCAACCCTGCACAGTGGTCAGGTCGATATATTTAAACAACGTACCAGGGCGAATATTGTCAGGTGCGGTCGGCGATGGGGAAAGACTAAGCTACTGGAAACAATCGCTTGTAATTCGGCGGCGTTTGGCGAATCGGTAGGAATATTTGCCCCTGAATACAGGCAGTTGCAAGAACCTTGGGATCATATTAAGGAAATCCTGCAACCTATTATTATTTCATCCTCCAGGAGTGAGGGAACAATTAAGGTTAGGTCAGCCAACGGAAAACAAGGCAAAGTTGATTTTTGGATACTGAATGACAATGAATTAGCAGGTCGAGGGCGGGAATATAACAAAACTTTGGTGGATGAGGCGGCGTTTACGAAGTCACCCCAAATGCTCGATATTTGGCGCAAGTCGATTAAGCCCACAATGTTGACCACTAAAGGCACTTCATGGGTATTTAGTACGCCCAACGGTATAGATGCCGAAAACTTCTTTTATGAGGCTTGCAACAACCCCGAAATGGGTTTTACGGAGTTTCATGCCCCAACCAGTACAAATCCTTATGTACCCGCAGATGAACTCGAAAAAGAACGCCTGGTCAATCATCCCCTGGTATTTAAGCAGGAGTTTTTAGCCGAATTTGTAGATTGGTCAGGAGTTGCGTTTTTTTCGATGGACAAAATGCTTGTGGATGGCAAGCCAGTACCCTACCCTCAAAAATGCGATGGTGTTTATGCGGTGATTGATACTGCGGTGAAATCAGGCAAAGAACACGATGGAACTGCAATTATTTATATCGCAATGAATAAGTATTATGGTCATCCCCTAGTAATACTTGACTGGGATATTGTGCAAATTGACGGTGCAATGCTTGAAAATTGGATGCCAAGCGTTTTCAGCAGACTAGAAGAATTGTCCAAGGCAACCAGTTGCAAGCTAGGTGTAGTTGGCAGTTTTATTGAGGATGCGGCGGCAGGTTCAATACTACTTCAGCAGGGGCGAACCAGGGGATGGAATACTCATGCAATAGATAGTAAACTCACTTCAGTTGGAAAAGATGAACGTGCAATTAGCGTTTCTGGTCATTTTCACCAAGAAAAGATTAAAATCAGCGATTATGCGTTCGATAAGGTCGTTAATTTTAAAGGCGCAAGCAGAAATCACTTGATTACTCAGGTCACAGGCTTTAGGATTGGCGATAAAGATGCGCACAAAAGAGCAGACGATTTGCTTGACGTTTTCACTTATGGGATAGCAATTGGAGTTGGTGATAAATATGGCTACTAAAGGATAAATATGTCATACGTTACAGTAAGTAATACTGCCGTTAATTCGGAATTGATGCAGATTTTAGAAGCCAATGAAATCCAACCAGGTTCAGATTTAGGCTATCAGCTATGTAAGTTATTGTGGGAATTTCACCCACTTGGCGGGAAATTGGTTGAAAAGCCAATCAAATTAGCCCTATCTAAGCCCCGAATCATTGCGGTGGATGCCGAACCCAAAGATATGCTTGTTGATGCGTTTAACAGGGAATGGGAAAGTCTTGGCGCAACGGCGCACATTCGTGACACCATGTTTCTGAAAAGGGTTTACGGTGCATCAGCTATCGTTTACGGCGCACCCAATATTCCAACAACAGAGCCAATTGACCCTTGGAAACTTTCCGAACTTAATTTGTATTTCAACCAATTAGACCCGCTGAACTTGGCGGGTTCTATCGTTACCAACCAGAACCCCAATGCTCCAGATTTTCAAAAGCCATTACCTTACACAACTGCCGCAGGTCAACCTTATCATCCAAGCCGTTCAGTTGTGCTATTTAATGGCACTCCTATTTATTTAAGTTTCCAATCGTCAGGATTTGGTTTTACTGGTCGTTCAGTATTCCAAAGGGCTTTATACCCAATGAAGTCGTTTGTTCAGTCGATGGTGACTGATGACCTAGTGACGTTCAAGGCGGGATTGTTAATTGCCAAGCAAAAACCCGCAGGTTCAATTGTTAATCGTTTGATGCAGACTGCCGCAGGTATCAAGCGCACCTATTTGCAGGAAGGCGTATCTGGCAATGTATTATCAATTGATATTGACGAAGCCATTGAAGCGTTAAATTTGACCAATACTGATACGGCGATGACAACGGCAAGAAATAATATTATTGCTAATATTGCCGCCGCCTCAGATGTTCCCGCTTTACTGTTAAAGGACGAAGCGTTCACCCAAGGATTTGGAGAAGGTACAGAAGATGCAAAAGCAATCGTCCAATACATTGATGGAATTAGGGAGGAAATGCACTCTCTTTATAAATTCTTTGACAAAATCGTTCAACATAGAGCATGGAATAAAGATTTCTTTGAAGCCGTTAAAAACAAATATCCTGAAACGTATGACAACAAAACGTATGAAGAAGCGTTCTATCATTGGCAGGAAAAATTCGATGCTTCATGGGAATCCCTCATGGAAGAACCCGAATCAGAGAAGGTCAAAGTTTCGGATATTAAATTAAAAGGTATGACCGAAATACTGCGCACGATGTTGCCAGTTATTGACCCAATGAACAGGGCAAAATTGATGGAATGGGCGCAAGATAATATCAATGAAATGCCTGATATGTTCCAAAGCCACTTGGATTTGGATATTGAAAATCTAATGGATTATGAGCCGCCTACCCCAATGCCTGAACCTAAAGAACCTGCGGCAAAGGATTAATTGTGCTATTTAAAAACTTAATAAATAATACATTTGTTGTTGCAATTGATGGATTGGAACAAGATTATTTGCGAGATAAAAATTATCGAATAGCTAGGGATTCTGATTTTAAAGAATCGGAACATCCAAGAGATGCTGACGGTAAATTTGCATCATCTGGAAACACCAAAAGCCAAGAAGGTACTTTGGAAAGAATGAAAAAAGAAGTTCCAGAATCAGTTGAGAATGAAATATTTGGTGAAACTGGATATATATATTACACACCCCATAGACCAATTGAAAATTCTCAAGAAAAAATGTTAGGCACAAAAATTAAACCTTTACATGAAAGAGTTTTTGTATCTGATAAACCATTAAGTTCTGATAAATTAAATGACATTGAAGCAATACCAATTTCTCAAGAATCAAAGCATCAATTTGCTAAAGAATTAGCCGATTCGGGAGTTGTTGGGATGATGAACAAAGATGGTAAAAGATTTTCTTTTGTTCATAAAAGCACAAAACACGATGGAAAAATACAAATAACCTATTATGATAAAAGTGGTGCAATTCTTGATAGTCAACATAATGATAGAGCATCGGCTATTGAAGAATTAATTGAAGGTGGATTTATGAAAATTTTGCCTGAAGAAAAAGTAGGTTCATTGATTCAAAAAGTTATGGTGGGTTAAATGAAATTTAAAAATATTAAAACAGGCAATATTATTAATCTTCATGAACGGCTTATGCCGCTTTTTAAGTTTGTAATTCGTTCAGACGAATATGTTTTTGTAAACGATGATTTTAAAGAACATGAACACCCAAGAGACCCAAGCGGAAAATTTACTTCTGGCGGTGGTGGTGGGGGCGCATCAGTTGAGCCTACCAAGACAGAAAAGCCAAGTTTGGAATTGTTAAAAGCGTATAACAAAGGCTTGAAAGAAATGCCAGGTTCGCCTAAGCAAAAGGAAACTTTGCAAGAAATCGAAAAGCTAAGAAGTTCTGAACCTGCACCAACTGAAAAACCCGCAGAAAAAAAAGGCAGAGGATTTGAAAAAGGCGGCGTTGATAAGCATGGATTTGAAAGATCACCAGGACTAACCCCAAAACAAAGGCGAGTTGAAGGAACTTTTTACAACGCCATCAGAACCAATCAGCAACAATTGATTTCTGATTATTGGCAAGCAATGAAGAAAGAAAAGTTTTTCAATACTATTGATGCTGACCAGGTTAAGAAATTAAGCCCTGCGTTCAGAAAAGATATGTCGATGGTTGGCGCAGTCCATGAGCCAAGTTCTCATTTGTCAAAAGTCATTTACAAACAAGCGTTAGAGAAAAAAGCCAGAGAAAACGATAAAAGCCCAACAATGTTTACAGCAGGTGGAAGCGGTTCAGGAAAGTCGGCTACTTCCCCCCTTGCGGCATCTATGTTTGGATTGAAGGACGATAACCTGGTTTACGATTCGGTTATGTCAACATTCAAATCGTCCAAGCGCAAAGTTGACGAAGCACTTGATATGACCGAAGGTGATGCGGTGATTGTTTACACCAATACGCCTATTGAAAGGGCTTTAAAGTTCAACGCAATGCGTTCTAGGTCTGTATCTATTGACGTTCTAATTGAAGCGCATATGGGCGCATCTAAGACGGTGCATGAGATGCACGAACATTACAAAGACAATCCGAGAGTTAAGATGCAAATTATCAATAATTTTGACGAACCGCATAATGTGCATTTGGGTACATTAAAAGGCGTATTTAAATACGACCCCGCAGTTACCAGGCAAAAATTGGAACGCCAAGCTAAAGAAATGTTTGCTAAAGGCGAAATAGGTAAGGACAAGTTAAAAACACTTCTAGGGTAGATGTATTATAATAATAGACAAGGTGATTCAGTTCACCAGAAAGAGAGTATCTTATGAGTATTGATTTTGAAAAAGCTAAAACAGAATGGTTAAAAACTCTCAACGGTAAAAGTTTGGAGCAATACAAAGCCGAAAATGACCAACGCATTTTGCTTGCGATGGAGAAAATCGGCAACGAACCCAAAAATAAAAAGCTATGGGACGAAGCTGAAAGCATGGAAGATTCTGAATAGTTTAGAAAACAAAAGACCACAAATAACCCCCTTTAGAAATATTGGGGGTTTTTTTTCGACCAAAAAGCAACAAATTGCAAATAAATAATACTTATCCTATTGTGTTTATGCTTAATAGGTATAAAATAACAATTGTGGTGGTTAAGAAGTTAAAGGAGAAAAATCATGGAACTAGCAAGATACGGTTACTTGGTGATTCATGGAATTACGGAAGTTCGGGCGATATACCTGGCGGCAAAAATCAAAAGGCATTACGGTCGTGCGAGAGCCGCTTTAACGATGATTAGAAGATACGAAGCCACAGGTCATTTTTAACACTTTGAAAGGAAATCAAATGAAAGTTGCAGAAAAAATCAATTACCTTGGAATTTACATGGAAGCTACTCGTGCAGGTTGTGCGGCAGTCAATGGCATGGACGTTACGCCCGCAATTTTTACAAATGATGGCAAAGAATTCTTTTACGTTGCTGATGGTGCTTGCGGATTTGCATGGGTTGTCATTCGTGACATAAAGTTTGCAAACTTCCTGAAAAAAATGGGTGTCGGTCGCAAAAGATACAACGGCGGTTATTTGATCTGGGTATTTGATTACAACCAGAGTATGCAGAAAAAAGAAGCATACGCCGAAGCGTTTGCGCAGGTTCTAATAGATAACGGCATTAATGCTTATGCTGAGAGAAAATTAGATTAATCAATGCCCCTGCGGGGGCTTTTAAAAGGAAATCAAATGACGTACGAACAAGCAAAAAAAATAGTGGGAAGACAACCCAAATGGGCAATTAAAAATATGCTCAAAGCCCTGCAAATGCTCCCTTGGTTAAATACTGATGAAGACAACGAAAGATTACTGGCTTGCAAAATTTACTTGAAAGGAAATAAAGAATGAAATTTACCAAAGCAAAAAATATTTGGCAAATGACCAAAGATGAAATGGCAAAGTTGCCAAAAGGTCAATGGGTTTATGCAGGTGAAAAATCAAGTTTAGGTAGGTTTTACGGAGTTCGGAAAAGTGGAGTTGTAGTTGTTGCTTGGAAGGACAACGCAAAAAATAACGATTACTTCGATTACTGCAAAAAACTTTACCAATATTCTTTAAATTAATTTGTTGCAATTATGCCTAATCAGTATATTTAT